CCAATGACGTATACAACAACATATGCATATAAAGATTATATCAAAAGCGAAAGCACCCAGGTAATGAGTAACCAATAAAGTTCATAGTCCGTGTTAATGAATAACCAGACAGCCAATCAGGAAAGAGCACGCCCATGGGGTGATGGGCGGAGAGGGGCGTTACTGGGCGGGGAAATGGGTATATAATCGCGTGCACATCCGGGTTCGAGTCATTCTGCTTCCGGGACTCGTCGGAGACAGATCGCTCTGGGTGAGTGATGGCGCTGCCTCTCGCTACTACTGCTGATATTATTCAGTTTGCTGAGCCTGCTTATACCTATATCCTGACTTTTCCTTATGACAACTGGAGAAATCATGAGTCTCGCATTCAGCGATCTCTCGGGTTTCCAACTGGGGACATACTCGATGATCCATCTGTTTTTGACAAGATGCCTGGTCCCGAGACTCCGGAAGAGCAGATTGCGTTCCTGGAGACCAGGGGGCCTATACAGTCATATCCCCTACTACTGGCACGCACGGCTTATATGGCTGCATACAATGTGTTCGCCCAGAAGCAAGGGAAATCTGATCCTGCTGCTAGCATATATGCTCAGTGCGAGCTGGGTGAGCGGCGGCTGCACGTTCATCTTGTGATCGGCGGGGATGGACTCAATAGATATAGCGCTAAGGCCTGGCGGGCTCAGCTGCTGTACAAGTGGCTAGATAACATCCAGCAGCAGCTAGAGTATAATGTCAAGTATGGGCACACGACGGACAAGCCGTTCTGCGACGTGCTCATCCAGGCCTGCTACCAGGTCAAGCAGCGCTGCGTCGATCTGCGCGCTGACTACTGCGAGATTCTGCAGTATCAGAGCAGGAACGGCGACAAGTATGCCTGCAGGATAGATCCTAGAGAGTTCATCTGTAACTATCTGCTGCCAAAGAATCTGAAATATCTGACATGCATCGATCCTGACAAGGCTACTCCGATGGTCTCCTTCTTTGCCTGCACTGAGAAAACATATGCGGCCACATTCATTAATGGGAAGTGGGTGGACATTCAGCAGAGAAAGTCTATGCTCCAGTCTCTGCGCGACACTGTCGTCACTCGCTTCGAGCCAAAGTTTTCGGGCGACATATTCACTGATCTTCCAAAGGTACCTAAGGCCAACTGGCAAGAATCTAATCAGCCGTCGCCTTCTTCCAAAATGACAAAGCGCGAGATGCTTATGCTAGATTGCATTGATCGCTGTGAAAAGGACAATCTGCTCACCTATGAGGACTTGGTTGATAACTGTTCTGCGCTGCTTGTGATGCTCGAATCTCAGCCGGGTGGGGGGCGGCTGATTGAGAATCTGCTCCAGATGGTGCACATTAGGATCTGTCAGAAGCACACTGCGCTGAGCTACATTCAGCTGCGGTACTCTGACGAGCCTCTGCTGGTAGAAAACAAGGCCTATCAGCTGTTTGCCATTCAGGGCTACAACGCCTGGCAGGCCGGGCACTGGCTCTGTTGTGTACTCAATAAGACGGCCGGCAAGCAGAACACGGTTAATTTCTATGGGCCGGCCAGCACGGGTAAAACCAACATGGCCAAGGCGATAGTGCAAGCGGTGAAGCTCTATGGCTGTGTCAATCACCAGAATAAGAATTTTCTATTTAATGACTGCGCGTCCAAGCTAGTCTGCTGGTGGGAGGAGTGCGTGATGAACAGCGAGTGGGTAGAGCAGTCCAAGTGCATTCTGGGGGGAACTGAGTTTAGGATAGACAGGAAGCACAAAGACTCGATGCTGCTACCTCAGACGCCGGTCATGATTTCTACCAACAACGACATTTACACTGTTGTGGGTGGAAATACAGTCACCGGCGTCCATAGCAAGCCTCTCAGGGAGCGGGTAGTCCAGTTTAACTTTATGAAGCAGCTGCCTTCTACCTTTGGCGAGATTCCTGCTTCAGACGTGGTGGCTCTGTTGCTTGAGTGCATAAAGAAATTTCCTGATGTTAGTCTGGCTGGTTTTTGTGCTCAATGGAAGCTTGACAAGGTTCCGAATGATTTTCCTCTGGCTAACATCTGCGCTGGTCACACGCAGGATCTGATCCTCTACGAGCACGGACAGTGCACCGCGTGCGGTACCTACTATCCTCTGGAGGAGCGCGATCGCGGCGAGTGGGAGCTCGGCCGGCCTGAACCGCGGAGTCCGGAGTTTAAAGTGCCAGGTAGGACGCCTACGTTAGCTCTACTCCTGACCTCTGACTCTGTTGACGTGTACACTAACTCTCGGACTTTGTCTACAGTGGTGCCACCAAATACTCCGGAGAAGCGTCCGGCGCCAGTGGAGGAGGAGCCTCAGCCGTCGACTTCGCGCGCTGTAAAGCGTCCTCGCAAAGAGAAGGTAACTCCAAAACCTCTCTTTGTGGACGACTGGTGCGCTCAGCCACCGGATCGTCTATTTAAGAAAAAGTATGAGCAGTTCGTCAAGAGCATCGCACAACCGGCGCCATCAGAGAGCGATGACTCGGAGCCGGAGTCGGAGTCCTCTGGACTCACGCCGTCGGAGTGGGGAGAGATGCTCGGGGTCATCACGCAGGGATTGGAGGACCAACCGCTCGTCCTTCACTGCTTCGAGAACCTCGAGGACAGCGAAGACGACTCCGCTTGACGTGTTTAACAGACACCGAGCAGAGACTAAAACTGGACTGCCTCTCTGTGGGTTCTATTACCACAGCACTCGCCTGGCGAGACGGGGCACTGATATGATCTTTAACATTACTAAACCTAAATTCCAAGAAAAAGCTGTAGACAATAAGGTTACCTGGGATGTTGTACGCGAATTGTTGTTTGATTTTAAAAAATCCATGGATCAATCTTATAGAAATATGTTATGGCATATGGCTCGGGGCGGGAAATGTGATAAATGTGAATACTGGGATCAAGTGTACATGCAGCACCTGGCTAATGTAACTTCACCCGATGTCCATATGCAGGACGTGTCGGATGAGGATATGGTCTCTGCTGCCATGGAGGTAGATGGCACCCACGAATAGAAAGCCTGGTGGCTGGGTGGTGCCTGGTTTCCGATACCTGGGTCCATTTAATCCTTTGAATAACGGGGAACCTGTAAATTTCGTTGACGCCGCTGCCAAGGCGCATGATCAAGCCTATCAAGATATTATTGATTCTGGTCAAAATCCTTACTTTAGCTTCAATAAAGCTGACGCTGATTTTCTTGAGACTTTGTCTCACGACTCTTCTGTTGGTAGTTGGTTGGGGCGCTCTGCGTTCCATTTGAAGAAGGTACTCGCGCCACACTTGCCTCAGGACGGCGGAGATAAGCCGGGTCCATCAGGGGCAAAGAAGCCGCGCCTCGATCCAAAGGCCGATCGAGCACAGAAACGTAAGCTGTACTTTGCTCGCTCTAACCGGCCAGCAAAGCAACAAAAAATGTCTAACGCTGCAGAACCCACAGACGACGTGGCGGGACCTTCGGATCCCGCGGCCGAGGGAAGGGCGGGAGGAGCCAATGGAGGTGGTGGAGGCATGGGAGGAGGTGGAGGACATGGAGTGGGAGTAAGCACAGGCGGGTGGCAGGCGGGAACCGTGTTTACCGATAACGCCATCGTCACCACGGGAACCAGACAGTGGTACGCGCCCATTTACAATGGTCATCTCTATAAAAAGCTGGCACCAGACACAGGCGTGTCCAGCAATTGGACTGGCATCAGCACTCCTTGGGGCTACTTTAACTTTAATGAGTATGACGCGCACTTTTCACCCCAAGACTGGCAGCGTTTACTTAATGAATACAAACGCTGGCGTCCAAAATCCATGAAAGTTAAGATATACAACCTGCAAATCAAGCAGGTTGTAACATTGGGCACAGACACGCTGTACAACAATGACCTGACTGCAGGAGTCCACATATTCTGCGACGGCTCGCACCAGTTTCCATATTCTCAACATCCCTGGGATACCGGCGTTATGCCCGAACTTCCGAACAAAGTCTGGAAACTCTCACAATACGCATACTTTCAGGCACTCGGCGACCTGACAGACACCAGACCGGGAACCGGGCCAGACGTAGGCAATATCGAAAAACACCTTATGAAAGCCGCGCCATTCTACATCCTAGAGAGCGCCAGCCATCAGGTACTAAGAACAGGGGAGGAAACTAGCTTCACCTTCAACTTTGAATGCGGGTGGGTCAACAACGATAGGGTCTATTGTCCGCCTCAAGCTGACTTTAACCCGCTGGTGCCAACAAGACGCTACTTTGCCACCAGGGCAGCCAGCTCAACGCCAGCCAACAACAAGTTTACCTATCACAGATACAGTCCATACAACAAACCCAGCATCTGGATGCCAGGGCCAAGTTTGGGATACATTGGCAGCACGCACTCATCGCACGGACCAGAAAAAGCCAGGGGACCAGTGACGGTAGTTTATCAACCACCATACACAACAGCAGAAGGAGCGAGCGCCAATAGGGAGCAAGATAAGGACCAGCAGACACTGCTGCCAACCCTTACAGAAACCTCCATGCAGAATGCAGGATACGACGTAGCTCCCGTCAACAACGCATCCAACGACATTGGATACATTACCATGGCCTACGACTCCCGAGAGGAAAGCGAAGACAGCACGACCATCACAGTAAAAGACGTAGACGCAGACTTTGCGAGATACGCCGCCGTGTTTGTACAAGACGGGACCAAAAAAGAAATAAACGCAGACGGAGCGCTGTCAACCAGAGACAGAACCAACTTTTCGGAACTAAAGAACGTCTGGATGTACCCGAACCAGGCGTGGGACTCGACGCCCATCTCGAGAGACACTCCAATCTGGGTAAAGTCGCCAAGGACGGACAGACATACCATGTTCGATACCTCGGACGGAACGCTGCCCATGGCACATCCGCCTGGAACCATCTTTGTCAAAGTAGCAAAAATTCCCATTCCGGGGGACCAGGACTCATATCTGAACCTGTACGTCACGGGACAAGTTACATGCCAGGTGGTCTGGGAGGCGGAACGGTTCCAGACCAAAAACTGGAGACCGGAGGTCCGGACAGACGTGTCCGTGTTCACGGACCCGACGCTATACTCGGTGGACGCGGCAGGGGTCTACAACACGCCAGAGTCATTCAAGGAGGGCATGCCCACAAAGCGCGGGATCAATCGCGTACTGTAACCTTCAACCCAATATCAATAAACCTCAACGTATTGATATAATCTTTATACAGCACCAGTTGTTGTATACGTCACAATATGTTAATTTTATCATGGC